TTGTTGAATAGGGCGGCAAATCTTCCACCGTTCGGTGAGTTCATGAGCAGTGGTCTCAATGATGAGATCGTCCCTAACTTCTCATCCGACGGCCCTGACCGTGACCTAAGTTATTGGACTACGGTTCTTATGAACGAAGAGTGGGCATCAATGCGTGGGGCGTTAGGGCTTGGCTTCATCACTGAACGCATTGAGAAAGTGATGCAACAAAAGTTTCCCGAGCTTCAGGTTTCTGATGCTCGTAATGAAGGCTCACCAGCTAGTCCAGAGCTGCAAGATGCCCTAACCCCAGTGGTAGACATTTGGGTAGAAGCTCAATACGATGCGACCCAAGAGCGCCTGAAGGCTCAGGGCGTCGGTGAGGTCAGGGTTTGGCGTGGGTTGTATTTGGACCGCGAACAAGGCCAAGACTTTTCACCCCGTAAAGAGCAACTAGTAGTTAGCTCAAGAGCTGCAACCTCTTGGTCTACAGACTTTTGGACGGCTAACAAGTTTGCCCGTGGGTTTTCTGGAACGTCTACCGCTGACCCAACTCGTGACCCTGTCTCCTTGATGCTGCACGACCTAGTTCCAGCGGAGTTGGTTTTTTCGATAGCTGGTGGGCAGGGAGGCGGTACCACATTTGGCTCCGCACTGGAGCAAGAAGTTGTTGTTCTCAACAACACAAGTAATACGGCTGATGCTTTTTGGGGCTGGGATTCATGGAACGTCGCTGACCAACAGACATTGGACAGGGTTTTGTTGACCGGTGGGACAGTTCCTCTTCCACAAGAGCTGCGGTGGGAGTTCGAAGAAGTGCCATTTGAGAAAGCAGACACGAAGAAACTTCAGACTCTCAACCTTGACGAGTACGACTGGAACATGAACTGGCTTCGCCAAGGTTCCGCCACCCCACTCTCCAAGCATGGCGAGCATGAACAGTCAACACACGGAAACTGGGCCAAGTTCAAGCAGCTCTTTGAGCACATCAAGGAGACCGGCGGCGCAACGTATGACCTAAAGTCAGGCACTTTCAGAGAGGAAGGGTTTGCAGTTGCTGACCCTGACTTTGCCGCAGTAGCCGAACAGACGCAGAGCATAGAAGCTTTCCAGAAAAATGGCCGAGCCATGATTCGGGACTACTACAGAAAGTGGAGCAAGCAACTTGGTGAGGAAAACGCACACTTCGGCTGCTGGACCACCGGTGATCCTCCCGACAAAGTTTGGTTCGACATCGCAAATGTTTTTCAGAACAAGCAGACCGCTCTGGCCTTGGCTCGGCAAACTAACCAACTTGCGATTTATGACCTGAAGGCTGGGGCGGACATCTTCCTTGAGAAGGCAGAGTCAGCACCGGCGCTTCTCATCCCCGGTTCGCTAATGGGCAACGACGAGATCATTGACATGATTTATGAGAAGGTGATGGGGTATGTCCGCTAACTACGAAAAGTTTGAGGGTGCATTTGTCCAAGCACGGCCGTTACCGGGCAAGGGGGCACCCCGTGTGGTCAAAGGTATCTGCAAGATAGCCAAGGGTAAGTTCACCGTGGACGGCTTTACCGTTATCCCGGCCACCATCAAGCCGACCATCGACACGGATCAGTTGAAAAAGAAGCAGCCAATCAAAGACCCCGAGGGTGGGCTGACGGCTGCTGGGCGTGCCCACTTCAAACGCAAAGAAGGGGCCAATCTCAAGCCGGGAGTCAAAGGGCCAGCAGACACTCCTGAAAAGATGCGGCGCAAAGGCTCATTCCTTACTCGCTTCTTCACTAACCCCTCTGGCCCAATGCAGAATGAAAAAGGTGAGCCAACCCGGCTAGCCCTGTCGGCAGCCGCTTGGGGAGAGCCAGTTCCGAAGAACCGTTCAGATGCAGCGGAGTTGGCCGCCAAGGGTCGCCGCCTTCTTGAGCGCTACGAGAACACTAAGAAAAAATAGCCTGTCAAAAAAAAAGTTTGCCGAAAAGTTTGCGTTAACTCTTGTTGATGCCAATGGACGCAAATAATCTCTCACCATGACTGTTGTTGGCAATCGCCTGTCTGACATGGAGTTTGACGAGGTTTCTCTCGTAAACCGGCCAGCCAACCAGTTGAGCAAGGTCGTTTTGTTCAAGAGCGATGGTCCTAACCCCCTAGAAGAGGTGGAGAAAATGCCCGGTCACGACGGCAAGAAGAAAAAGTATGACGAGGAAGAAGAAATGACTTCCAAGGACATGCACGGCGACGAAAAAGATGACGAAGAAGAGGACGACGAAAGCATGAAGGATCGGATGGCTCGCCTCCGTAACATGCAGAAGTCCGACGAAGCCGTCGATCTTCCCGGCGAAGTCTATGAGTACATCGAATCTCTGGAAGCCGCTAACGCCGAAATGATGGATGAGCTGACCAAGATGGCCGAGTTCGTCGCTGATGAAGAAACCGAACTGCTCAAGAGCGCCGACCCGGCGATTATTGAGATTGTCAAGGCTGCTGAAGAACGTGCTGCTGCTGCCGAGCAAATCGCTAAGGCTGAACGTGATTTCCGCCTTGAACGTGAGTTTGTCGCCAAAGCCGCTGAGTTCGAGCACCTTTCCTTTGATGCCGAAGAGTTTGGTCCTGTGCTGAAGGCTGCGGCCGAGGTGCTTGAGGACAACGCTTGGGACGCCCTGCTGGGTGTTCTTTCGGCTGCTAACGAAGCGCTTGGTGAGTCCAGTTTGTTCAACGAGATTGGGAAGGCGTCATCGTTCGACAATGACACCAGCCTTGGCTCGATTGAAAAGGCTGCCGCTCGCTTGCGTGAGGCTGACTCCAGCCTCTCTCATGCTCAGGCCGTTGCTAAGGCCGTCGAGCTTGAACCGTCCCTTTACACCGACCACCTACGAGGTAACTGATAATGGCTTACCAGTCCACTCAGCCCGTCAAGATTACGTTGGAGGCTGCCGCTGACCTTTCAGCCTTGCAGTTCTACTTCGTGAAGATTGACTCAAATGGCAAAGCTGCCGCCGTTGCAGCTATCACCGATGTGCCCATCGGTGTGCTTCAGAACAAGCCGACCGCTGGTCAGGCCGCCACGATCACCGTGGTTGGCGTTTCCAAGGTTAGCTCGGATGCCGCTCTCAACGAGGGCGATTTGATTGGCCCGTCCGCTGACGGTCAGGCCGATGCCCGCACCATCGGAACCGACACCACTCACTATGTGGCCGGTCAGATGCTTACCGCTACTGGCGCTGCTGGCGTCATCGGCACCGCCCTTGTCAACTGCGCTTCCCCTGCTCGGGCAGCCTGAGTTAGGAGATAGGAAAAAATGCCTCAGCCCACTTCAAGTGACGTTCACGTTGATGCGATTCTCACCAACATTTCGGTGGCGTATCAGCAAGAGTCGTCGGCTTACATTGCCAACCGGGTATTCAGCCGAATCCCCGTGGCGAAACAGTCCGACAAGTACTTTGTCTACACCAAGGGTGACTGGTTCCGTGACGAGGCTCAGCTTCGTGCCCCAGCCACTCCGTCGGCCGGTTCTGGCTACAGCCTGAGCAATGCCACTTACAACGCCAACGTCTACGCATTCCACAAGGACGTTGACGATCAGGTTCGTGCCAACGCTGACGACCCGATCAACCCCGATCGTGAAGCCACTCAGTTTGTGACGCAGCGCATGTTGCTTCGTCAGGAAATCGACTGGTCGAACGCCTTCTTCACCACGGGTGTCTGGGACACCGACGTTGTTGGTGGTACCGACTTCACCCAGTGGAGTAACTACACTTCATCGGACCCGATCGAGGACGTTGAGACCGGCAAGGCCACCATCCTTGCTTCGACTGGCTACCTGCCGAACACTTTGGTTTTGAGCTACGACGCTATGCGCCAGCTCCGCAACCATCCCGATGTCATTGACCGGATCAAGTACACCAGCAGCTCGGTTCCGACCGAGGCCACGATGGCTTCGCTCTTCGGCGTAGACCGTGTACTCACCGCCCGTGCGGTGCAGAACAGCGGCGCTGAAGGTGCGGCGACTTCGATGAGCTTGCTGCACGGCAAGAACGCCGCCCTTTACTACGTCGCTCCTGCACCGGGTGTGATGACCCCCAGCGCTGGCTACCAGTTCTCGTGGACTGGTGTGTCGGACGGGATGGGTGAATCGGTTGGTATCTCCCGCTTCCGTATGCCGGAGCTGCGTGCTGATCGCATTGAAGCCCAGATGGCGTGGGATTACAAAGTGGTTGCATCTGACCTTGGGTACTTCTTCTCGGCTTGCGTCGCCTGATCTAGTTAGGAGCTAACTATGCCGAACAAGGCAACAAACGGACAGCTTCTAGTAGGCGACCTTATCGTTGAGGATGCCAACGCAACCAACGGCGCACCAGTTCCCCGCACTGCTCGGGTAACCATGACCGCCGCCACTGGTGATGCCGGTGCTCTCAGTTGGGGTAACCCGACTGGGGGCCGCATCATTGTCCAGTCTGTCGTCATTGACATCACCACCGCCTCCGGCGCTACGACCACTATTGACGTGGGCGTGGATGCTGATGGCACTGGGTCGGATGACACTCTGATTGACGGCAAGTCCACTGCTACTGCTGGGGTATTTTCGTCGATTGACGATCCCGGCACTAACGGGCGGGCACAGCAAGCGTTGACTTCTAGCGAGTTCGTCACCGGAAGTATCACGGGCACCATCGGCTCCTTTGCCGGGGTGGCCTACATCACCTACATCCCGGCCTAATAGCCGGTAGCGGAAGGAGTGCCCACAGTGGCCGACCCGTTGATTG